AAGCCTTACCCTGCGGCTGATAGGTGGCTCGGTGAATACACAGGATTCGCCGCAGGGGTCTTTCGCTAATGGTGGACTATGTAAAAATCGCGGCTACTGCCAAACGTCTCGTTGAGGCTAACGGTAGGCTTGTGACTTTTTATGGAGTAGACCAAACTTCTTCAGATCCAGCTGCACCATGGAACGGCCCTTCGGTGGTGAAGTCGGGTGCCGGGACTGGTCTTTACGGTGTGTTTGTTCCTCCCAACACAGTAAGGCAGTTCGGGCTGACCGCTCTCGGTCGAGGCACTGAGTTCGATGACCTCTTTAGGTTCTCGGAGCAAGTCGGCATAGTGTTTCCCGAGGGCGGTCTAGATTTACGTCAGTTCTCTATAGTTGAGGATGGCGGAACAGAGTGGAAGATAATTGGCCTTCAAGAGCTAAAACCCGCAGAGCTGAGCGTACTGGCTTTTGTTGGAGTGCGTAGATGAGTAACTTAACATATAATCAAGCTAAAGACGAGATACTTACCCAATTCGTTTCTGTTTGGGGAACACGACCAGCCTACTATCAAAGTGTGGACACTGATCGCCTTAGTGCTAACACTTCTTTTGCTAGAGTAGATGTATTCCACACTGCGGGTTTCCAATCTACGTTGGGTGGGGCTGGCGGAAGATCCTTCACCAGAAACGGTACTCTAACTGTTATCATCCACACTCCGATAGGAAAGGGCTTGCAGGAAGGCTATGATTTAGCTAAGATCGTAAGCGACGCTTTCGAGGGTCAGACAACCAATGGTGGAGTCTGGTTCCGGAACGTGTCTATCAATGAAAGTGGAACTGATGGCATGTTCTCCCTGATTAATGTACTGGTTGATTTCCAGTACGATGAACGAAAGTAAGGAGGCCTAAATGGCTATTCAACCGAAGATCGACTCTAACATTACGGGTTTGGCTTACGCTGAAGAAGCTCAGCTAGGTCTGCTCCCAGGAGAAGGGGGTCTCGGTGGAACTCCCGTTTGGGTTCGCCTAAACCCCAATAGCTACTCAGACTTTGGCGGAGAAATCACCACAGTCGCACCAAACCCAATCAACCCCTCCCGGCAGCGTAAGAAAGGTGTAACCACAGACCTTGACGCATCTGGCGGAATTAACCACAACCTCACCTTTTCGAACCTGACGGATATCATGCAAGGTATGATGTTTGCAGACAAGCGCAGCAAAGGCGAAAGCATAATCACTGCCGTGGCGACTAATGTTATGTCCACTGCTGATACGACTGGTTTTGTTGTAGGTTCCCTTGTGTTTGGGCGTGGCTTTACGAACAGCGGTAACAACGACCTTGATACTGTTTCTGCCGTTGTGGCAAGTACGTCTATCACTGTTGGCGCGGGCATTGACGAAACACCTCCAGCCGATGCCGTGCTTCTCGCTGTTGGGTTTGAGGGCGACGCTGGCGATATCGACGTGGACGCTTCTGGCGACCTGCCTGTTCTAACCACCACCACGCTAGACTGGACCACTCTTGGGCTTGTCCCGGGACAGTGGATTTACATTGGCGGCGATATCGCTTCCAACGCTTTTGCGACTGCTGCGAACAATGGCTACAAGCGTATCCGCTCTGTTGCGGCTAACGCTCTAACCATCGATAAGTCTGACACCACAATGGTAACGGAGGCTTCCACTACGGAAACCATCCACATCTTCTTTGGTGACGTTCTTAAGAACGAGCTTGGTTCGCTAATCACGCGGCGTTCTTACAACGTTGAGCGTACACTCGGTGCGCCTGACGATGCACAGCCAGCACAGATTCAGTCTGAAGTTCTCAAGGGAGCTATCCCAAGTGAATTTTCTCTGAATATCCCATCGGCAGAACTTGCTAACGTAGACTTCTCGTTCCAAGCCACGGACAACGAACAGCGTGATTCCACTACTGGTGAAAAGCAGACTGCGGTTACGGAGTTTTTCATTACTGACGAATACAACACTTCGTCTGATGTTAGCCGAATCAATCTTTCAGTGATTGACGCAACTAACGAAAATCCAGCTCCGTTGTTTGCTTATGTAACAGAGGCGACCCTTACCATCAATAACAACCTCAGCCCGAACAAGGCTGTTGGTGTTCTGGGGGCGTTTGATGTTACGGCGGGTACGTTTGAAGTTAGCGGCGACTTAACTGCTTACTTCTCCGAAGTGTCTGCTATCGCGGCTGTTCGCAATAACGCAAGTGTTAGCCTAGACATTCACTTTGTCAAGAATAACACCGGAATGGTCTTCGACCTCCCCCTGGTCTCTTTGGGTAACGGTCGCCTTAATGTTGAGCTAGATTCTCCCATCACGCTGCCTCTCAGCAATGATGCGGCTTCTGGTGAATCTGTTGATGCTAACAACCTGAACCACACTCTGCTAATCACTTACTTTAACTACCTGCCGACTGCTGCTATGTAATATACCAGAGGGGGCTACGGCCCCCTCTTATAACAATTCTAGGAGATACCGAATGGGCCTGTACGATACCTTCTCTACTGATGCGACTAAAGAAGTTGAGGGAACTTGGCTAGACTATGGCGACTTTCAAGTTAAGATCGCTTATGCTGGTGGAGCCAACAAGAAATTCACAAATCTGCTGGAGGCAAAGCTAAAGCCTCTCCGCCGTGCTCTTGATACCGGAGCTATCAGTAACGAGCGTTCAAACGCTCTGCTCGCAGAAGTCTATGCCAAGACTATTGTTCTAGATTGGCAGACGTGCCCAGACACAGAAAAGCCAGACAAGATGGTGCAGGGCATTGAAGACGAGCTTGGCGAGATTGTCAAGTTTAGCCATGAGCAGGTAGTCAAGACCTTCAAAGCTCTGCCGAATCTGTTCGTTGATATCCGTCATCAGGCAGAAAGCATTTCAAACTTCAAGCAAGAGCAGCTTGGAGAAGAAGCAAAAAACTAACAGAGTTCCTGCTCTACCAGTTAGAGCAGGGACCCCATGAAGCCGCAATTATATCACAGGCGTTGAGGCAGAATCGGCCTCTCCCTAAAAAGATTCAGGAAGCACCTAGCCTTCTTATGGGGTTAGAGCTATACTACATTGCGTTCTGGGATCTTTCAACTTGCCGCCAAATAGGAATGAACGTTGGTAGCATTCCTTGGAATTTCATAGAAGAATATGCTGATAGACGGGAGCTCAGTGATGACCAAAGATGGTCGCTACAGCACCATATAAAAGAGTTGGATTCAGCGTATCTTAAGTACGCGCATAAGAAGGCCAAACAAAATGGTTGACATCCCGTTCTCCACCCAGATTAAGAAGCGCAAAAGACAATTCGTAAACGCCACCACAAGACACACCAAGCAAGCGGCGAAAGCCAGCCTGAAAGTTTTTGTGAACGAAACCCCTGTTGATAAAGGGGTCGCCCGGTCTAACTGGCGCGTTGGTTTAAACAGAAAAGCCACCGCTGTTATCCCTGCTTACACGCCCTATCCTTCAGGATCGAGAGCCAACGGCCAAGGCAAGTCTGAGAGGGCTAATGCCAACGCTGCAATCCAAGCTGGTCGTGCGCGAATCAATAGTGTAAGAGGAGTTCCAGGAGTAGGTTTAACTACTGCTATCATTATATCGAATAACGCACCATACATAGCGAAGATCAACAAGGAATCTTCTTCCACTGGGTTCATCGAGAAAGGTATCAAAGTAGCGAGTGATAGGCTCAAAGGAGCCAGAATCTTTACTGATGAGAATGGGAACAAAGACTAATGGTGACAGAAACCTTTACCGTACGATACAGGCAAGTAGGCGCTAACGTAGTTGTTAGGTCTCTAGACCGGATTGGCGGCGCTGCTAACACAGCGACCCGTGGATTGTTCCTGCTTCAAAGAGCTCTGTTTGTTATTGGCGGCGCTGGCCTTGCCCGTGCCCTAGCCGGACAGGTAGACGCCCTAACAAACTACGAGAACCGTATCCGCCTAACGGCTGACTCTATGCAACAAGTTGAGCAAGTTCAGGACGCCTTGTTTGCAGCGGCCAACAGGTCTCGTTCTGCGTTTGGGTCTCTAGCTGAGATCTACTCTCGTGTTGCCCTTTCCGTTAGAGAACTCGGCATCAGCCAAGCTGAAACTATCAGGTTCACAGAATCACTGGCAAAAGCAACTATCATCTCCGGTGCAAGCGCCCGAGAAGCTAACGCTGCGCTTGTTCAGCTTGGGCAGGGCCTTGCGTCCAACAGGCTATCTGGAGACGAACTTAGATCTGTTCTGGAGCAACTGCCGTTTGTTGCCCAAGTTATCGCAGACGAGCTTGGGATTACTCGCGGTGAGTTAAGAGAATTTGGTCGTGAAGGCAAGATCTCTGCGGACGTTGTGCTGCAAGCATTTAGAAACGCGGCTGGAGAGATCGATAGGTTGTTCGAGAACACCCAAGCGACCTTGGGTCAGGCTTTTGATGTTTTTGGCAACGAAGATTTAAACGCAATCGATAGATTCGATGATTAAACTAGAGCCAGCGCCATCCTGGCGAATGCAATCATTGGCCTCAGTGCTTCACTAAACGCGATATTCACCGGAGCGGCCTTGGGAGTCTTTATCGCGCTAGGGGCCGCGTTGCAGGTAGTCGCCAATAGAGCTTCAACAGCCGCCGCCGCCGCGCTACTATACTCTAGAGGAGTTAAGGCTGGAACAGTCGCAGCGGTAGAGGGCGTCCAAACAAGTTTGGCAAAGGCTAGAGCTACCCAAGCGGAGACAGCCGCCGACAACTTGTCTGCAGCTTCTAAAGTTAGGCTAACACAAATACTTCTAACTTCTACTCAAGCTAGGTTGGCTGAAGCCGCCGCACAAGTTAGATCGACTGAGTTTCAGAGAGCCGGTAATGGGGCTCGTATCCTTGCGAC